CAAGAAACAAAAATAAGAACCATTCTCAGCCTCCTACACTTACAACAAAAACAAAAAAATAATTACATTAAAAAGATAAAATCTCCCAAAAACGAGACTATATACCGCAAACTGTCCAGTTCAAAATTTTTACCGCTTTCCGGCAAGCCCCTTTACCGCTTTCTGGCAAGTCCCCTTATACCGCGTTTTAGTAAGTTCTTTCTTTTTCCTTAACTGAATCTCTTTTACTGTTTTCAGCCAGCATTTTATACCGTATTTTGGCAAGTTCTTAAGGGAAAGTTTTTAACATCATAATGAAAATACAAGAAGAAAGAAAACAAGAAGCCAAGATAATGGTACGGCAAACGCTTCTTTCCCATCGGTCGTATAACCTCGAAATTTATATGCAGACAACAATGTCCATAACTCTTTGACAAAGTTAGACATCACCAGCCTCCATCATTGATAAGGGTCCATTCAGGCTCATAATCGTCTAGCCAGTTCATTTGATCAACCTCTCGCTTTGGCCACTCGGAGCGTGCCATTTCGATGATGGCTTCACACAAGCCAGGCCGATAGGCTTCTGGCTCGTTGCGAGTGGCATCATCCACGATGGCATCTTCAACAATTGCATGTACTTTGATGCTTTCCAGCTCTTCATCGTACATCCACCATTCAATAGAAAGAACTGTCACTTGAGAAGCTCCAGGATAGTTGCGAAATGCTTTGGTGACCGTCCAGGCTCGCGCTTGAGAACGTAGCAGGCACTGGGCCATTCCCAGCCTCCTTCACCATCAGGCTCGGGCTCTGTGTCATTCTCCCAAATGCCTTTGCAAACATCACCATGAAACACACCAATTAGATCTTCCCCATCGTCCATTGCAAGGCGACAATGGAAAAGAATGTCCTTGGTTGAAGCTGCCTGATATTTCATCACAGTTGGAGGAAAGTACGGGCCGTTAGCTTTGTAAGTACGAACAGTGGTGAGAGTCATGATTTAGGAAATTTGTCAAGTTGATTGCCGAAGCATTGCCAGCCACTACGCTGACGGCGTGCGAAGAATTCTGCCTTAGTTGCCTCAGGATACATCAGTTCAATTCTGTCCTGCACTTCTTCAGGCTTTTGGCTATGTTCCCCTTTAGGAGCAAATACAACTTGCCGCATCAGTCGCGGTGGCCTCCCATAAAGTTGCGGGCCTCCACCTCGGGAACAAGGAACTTTGGCCCCCCAGCCGCAACTCTGGCTTGCTGCTCAGCAAGCAGCTCTGCTTCCCTGGCTGCTCCAGCCGCTTGTTGCCCAGGGCTGAATTGATTAGGATCACGCGCTTCCTGCGCAGCCCAGAACTTAGCGGCTGCTGCATCTTGGCCGGCCTTGCGTTCGGCCCATGTGAGTCGTTTTTTTGCCATGGTGTTGTCTCAGAGTGGTGGGAGCTCTCGCTCCCGGTGAATGAACGATAAAAGCAGGAGGGGCCTTGGCAGGCCCCTTGTCACAAAACTCAACTCCTGATGAAGCTTGTGCCGTCTTCAGCCACCCAATCAAGGGCGCTGCTGGAATCAGTCAACGCCCAGTAGCGACGGATGGCCGTGTGATGCGGCTTATCGCGATCGGTCAATGCCGACGCCAGCGGGCAGGCCCGAGCGTTGGAGAATGCGCCGCTGTAGAACCCTTCGCCTCTGTGGCGGGTTCCGATTGCCATGCCCATGCAGATCATGATTTTGAAGGGGGTTGTGGACCTCTCGGCCCGTTGAAAGAACAATAGTCTCAGCAGGGACCGTTGCCGGCCCCTCTGTTACAAAGCTTCACAATTGCAAAAAGGCCAGGAGACAGGCTCCCAGCCATTCGCCATTCGCGAACCGCGATCAAGCGCGTGGGGCCCTGTTTCCCTGTATCACCTTAAACCTTTGCCGACTGAACATTGATAGTCCTTTCATGCGCACAAGAAGAGCGTGCTCATTGTCATCAACTGCTAGGAGGGACCAGCCATTCTCTCCATGCACCCATAGGCTCCATTTAGGACATTCTAAAACAGCCATAGTTAGCCCTCCTCGCTGTCTTGCCTGACCATTACAGGCAATAGCAAGAATTCCATCTTTAGGCCATCATCCATTTCCGAAGTAATTGTTACTGCTGCATTGCAGGAATCACCAAAGTTCATCTTCATTCTTCCATGCTCTGAATACTTCGCAATTACATCACTAACCGTTCTCATGTATTCGCTATTAAATACAGTTGCTCGCCGGGGATTGTTCTCCCATTCTGTAGGGAACAAACTATCAAACTGCCTAGGAAAAGTAAGACTACTTACTGAACATGGCCGGGCTTCAATAAGTTCCATTTGGTCTTTCTTCCCCCCATAGAATCTCGCTTCATTGTCATTGTGGACAATTTTCTTGCTATAGGCAGCTTTCTTTTTGAAAGCCGTGGAAGGCAGCAATAGTTCGTCTTCTTCCATGAAGGAAGATTCTGATGTTGGTACTATGCAACGAAAGGCATAGTGTCCATTGGTGCTTCCCACTCGAATGGAGCCAGGTCTTTTGGCGAAATGGACGAAGGTTAGTTCGCCCTTGAATACGTCTGTGTGGCAGAACTGTGCAGCCACTAAGGCTACGTTGGACGGAATACTAAGCATGATAATTAAAGTCCTCTAGTTTGGTGGCGATGGCGCAAGGTTTTCGTTGTACAAAAGCATAAAGATCGTTACCTGGCCAGAATCTTTTACAATTATTTAATTCAGTTTCTCGTTCTTCATAACGAGCATGTAACCAATGATCATTGCGAGAATCGTTATGAAAACCCTTATATCCTCCACGATTCTCTCTGTAGTAGAGAGTTATTTTTGAGGCGTGCCATTCGTCAAATTCCCAAACTTCTCGGGCCGACATAGTGAACTTACACTCAGGGATGTTGTTTGTTTTTACTCCCCAAACTCCGGTGTGTGCTTCAGTCCTATTGTGCCATACGTCTCTGGCACTTAACCATTCTCCTGAAATAACGCACCAACTTTCAATGGGGTGAAGACTGCCTGTGACTGATCGGTAGTGAATGCACGATGAACAAGGTGACATTGGTTTCAGCGTTTGTTGAAAGAGCAGTAGACAATGAAACTGGCTTCTGTCAGTTCCTCGAACTTGGGAAGTAAGTCAGCCGGCAGTAGCGGTCGGGATGCGTTTGGACGCAGCTCTCTAGAGCCTGAACGTTGTCCTTTTCAGGACTATGGATGAAAGCAGCCAGCAGGAGGAACGCTGCCCCTGCGGTTACGTTCAAGGCTGCATCACGACGGTTGGTTTTGATCATGGCGAAAACGGAAGGAGGGCTCGCTGCCCATGAGAAGACAATACAGAAAAAAGGGGCTCGAAGCCCCGTTTGTAACAATACTTTACAGAACATTATTGAAGCGAATTCGATCACTTTTTCCTCCGTTGCATTCGCGGCATAATACTTGCAAATTGCTTGAATGATTTGTCCCGCCCCTTGAAACTGGATGAATATGGTCAATTTCAAGAATAGCATTATCTTTTGGCCCGATGCCACACATTTGACACGTGTAATTGTCTCTTGCTAGTATATCTACGCGCAATTTTTGACCGACTCTCACTCTGTTAATAGATACAGCGGTATTAAGATCGTTGACCGATCTTCCTTCTTTATATTTTTTAACTAATTCTTCCATTGTATTAAACTCATCAACAGTCAAACAAGATACTGGCTTGTTGATACCAGCGACTCGGCGCTTACCTGGTCTAATTCCTGCAACACGCAACAACGCAAATGCCGTTGTGCGGCTAATTTGATGGTAGTTATACCAATCAGTGATCCGCACTGTTGGTCCGACGTTGTCTCTGTTTGCAAAAAGCAGTTTCGTGGATAAATTTGTCATGGCTTTACGCAAAAGGTTTGCTTGGCCAGTGTACTACAAAAAATTTCTAGCGAGGCTTTTTTGCAATAAAACTTTACAAGGCCAGGTCTCCCTCGATCACAGGCCCAAGAAAAACTGAGCGCACTTGCTCCTGCGCAAGCTTTCAGCGCGAACAAACTGCTGCGAGCCAGTTCCTAGGTTCTTGATCTTGATCAATGGCGTTTCCACTTTTTTGGTCATCACGATGTACTTACCGCGCCAACCAAAGTTACCGTCATTTAAGTCCACGATGTCGCCAGTAGAAAACAACTAATTTCCTTCCCCATTGTTCCTGGAAAAAAGAGGGCCTTGTGGCCCCCGAACTTCCAGAACCAATCTAGGGCATGGACTGCCTGCCGTCAAGCTTTCACAGGATAAGCCCTGAAAGCCCCTCCGGGCCTGAGGTGACAAGTCTAACTTTTTTGTTGAGCAATTTCTGAAAGATGAGTCTGGATTTCTAAGTTAAAGCAGCAGTCAGAAGAGATTTTTCGCAAAGATCTTGTTCTGCATCGTTCGGCGAAAGGTAATCCAGGATGAATTGATAAGGGCCAAGTCTGTTAATCTCGTCAAAATAAAACTGAATCACTTTAATGGCCTGATTGCTGTCAGTTCTTCTTACTTCCGTATTTCCACTCCATCTGGTGTTAGCGAGATCTGATGGGCATGAACTCTCCAACGATACGTCGCGAAGGCTTGCCTGTTCAACAAGGAAAGCATGAAACCTGCTGCGTGTATTCCAGTGACAAACAAAATCACCGTATTCCTCGTCAGCCCTTGTCTTGATATTAGCAGAAATACCAATTTTTACGTAATTAGGGAAACGAGCAAGTCTAAATAAGTAAACAATAGAATAGCTATCTAAGCCCCATCTGCTGGGTTCCATTAGCATTGCGTATAAAGATCCACGCCACATTCCCCCGCAACAAGGAGGAATGCGTCCCTCAAGGGCCCTTCGTGGCTCTTGCAGGAACAATTTGCCATGGCGTAAGCACTTATGCTGAATTGCTATGCGTCTTGTTTGATACGGCTCGACTCTTTGACATAAAGCAATTTTTGCCAGTCTTTCGTCGTAAAGGCTTGCAGCACTATCCTTCCTGCCACCGTTGCCACAACAATATAGCCCATGCCCATTTAGTAGATCGCCAGGCCGAGATTTATGGATTTCTCCATGAATCAAGCAACGATGAAGAGTAGGCTTGGTTTGGCCAACATATGGATCCACTCTTACGGCTTTTCCAATCTGAGCTAACCTAGCATCGTAATTTTCTTCCTTCAATTTGCTTGGCATGTCACAATAAAAAGCCTCTCTTTATTATAAGAGAGGCGATCCACATGCGCGAAAGATGCTTGGGATGATGCTCGTTAAAGCCTAGAGATGCACACGCTGGCTACCCCTTGCTCAGTGCTGGCAATGCGAGCGAATGCGGCTTCCGAAAGGTCGATGATGCGGTTGCCGTAGTAAGGCCCATCATCATTAATTTTGAGCACTACGCTTCTGCCATTGCTTTGATTGGTCACTCTTACTGTGGCACCAAAGGGAAGGCTCCTATGAGCAGCCGACAGTCCGTAAGCATTAAAGCGTTCGCCATTGGCCGTTGTGCGCCCATGGAAACCTGGTCCGTAGTAGCTTGCGAGTCCGCATGAAGAAGCCGCCCCTGCTGATCCTGGCAAGAAAGCCAATGCAGCGAGAGCGGAAAGAAAAGTAAGTTTCAGCATTTGTTAAGAAAAGAAAGTTACCAAGGGCTGCCAGTCTCCTGGGCAGCAACGTGCATCGTAGCAGATCGTGCTGGAGGGGCGAAAGTGTGGTATGCTTCTTGAGCGAGTCGGTCCTGGGGCTTAACGCCTCCTCCTCTGGAGCCGCAAGGGTGGACGGTGATGAAAGGATGGGCATTGCCGCAAGGCGTGCCGGAGTCGCATGGTGCTCTGCAAGGCATCCTTTCCCCCGGTATCTTTGGGGAAAAATTGCCATCGGAGACTCGTAAGGGAAGGGACCGAAAGGTCCCTTTTCTTTTGCCTAAAGAGAGTTATGAGGCGCATAAAAAAAGGAGCCTTGCGGCTCCCTTCGTTTTGGCCTTTGTCTTACCGCTTTCTTGCGAGAGAGCCAACAGTGCCATATCCATATCCATAACCATCGTTGTTGCCATAGCCATAGCTATAACCATAGCCATAGCCATTGCCATCGCCATAGCCATAGCCATCGCCATAGCCATTGCCAGAGCTATAACCATGGCCATGGCTATAACCATTGCCATCGCCATAGCCATCGCCATAGCCATTACCACGGCCGTTGCCATGGCCATTGCCATCGCCATCGCCATAGCCATAGCCATCGCCATAGCCATCGCCATTGCCATTGCCATGGCCATTGCCATCGCCACAACCATTGCCATGGCCATTGCCAATTGGATACGAAAGAGCCATCACAGCCCCCAACGGCTACTAACAGGCACCTTGAAAACAACTGATTGCTTTGGTATTACTACAGGATTGTCCATTTTACGAATGGTTACTTGGTCCGACTTGGGGTTTTTAATCGCACCATCAAAACCGATGGATTCCCACTTAAAAAGCCAAACTGCATTGCTTAAGACAAGCTCTTGAGTTGCATCATTAAATACAACATCTCCAGCAAAAATCCATCCACGGTCAACTACAACAATATTACGATTGCCAGAAGGCGATGTATTGGCTGTTGACTGTGGAACGTAAATAATGCCATTGATCTCAATGCTGGAAAGAGGTTCAATCGTCATGATTAATTTGCTTGAATGGTTTGCTAAAACGAATTGCTTGGACGACTTACTTGGGCGCCGTGTTAGCAAGGGCAGCGGCATATGCCGACAAATAAGCTTGGAGATCTTCAGACGTTGGAGCTTCGGTTACCACTTCCAAGTGCTGTTCCTCGTGCTTCTTAAGTACGGCCTTGAAGGCAAAGTACATGCTCTCAAGGTGCCAGCGGTGGGCCTTGCAAGAAGGCATTGCAATGACCTCTTCAAGAGTGGTGGTCCAATCTTCCAGGTCTTTCACCCGAGAAAAATGCTCAATCGTGGGGTTGCCGTAGTTCATTGCCAGCCTTTCGCCGGCAAAGGCGGTAACTCCTGAGGTGGTGACGGTGATTGCCATGGGAGGGGAAGTGCGGCATCGAACCGCTTGGTGAACTCGTTCATTGTGGGCCACCATCCCCAACCCCGTCAACCCTCCTGGCTATCAGCGCTGCTTATCGTCGTCCTTTCCAGCGTACGGCCACGAAATGGCAATGGCCAATGGCCTTCAGCTCTACGTGCCTGGAAGCCCTCCTAACGAGGTTCTGGAATGCCTGCCGTCGTGTCTTGTCCAGCCGGCCATCAGGCTCCTCCAGCCAGCTTCTAGCCCAGTCTGCCATCTCTTCAATGTCGCCCAGTTCCCTGGTGCGCACCACGAAATGCCTGCCACGCTGTTCGCACTTCTGCCATACGGGGTGGACTGCTGGCTCTTCCCTGGACAATGCTTGCGCTTCTGCTCTCAAGATTGGTGGAATGCAAATGCTCACCAATGGGGGAAGAAATTGTTGTTCAACGGTCATTGCCATTCCTCAGTTTTGAAAATGTTGACGATGGGAGTGGATGGGTTTAGTTCTGCCGCCATTAACCTTGCCATTGTTCTGTTTGTTGCCATTAAAGAGAATCGCTCTCCATTGCCAAACACAACAGTGTAAGTATCGAAAAGATTTCCTCTAATCATTGTGCCATTGTGCGAACATGTTTTTGATGCAGCCAGACTCTTCCATTTGCTCCATCACTGCTTGAGTGACAATCTCACGGAGCATTTGCCGCCAATCATCGTCACCACCAAAGCTACCAATTTGTTCAATCGTCCTGATGGACGTAGAAAGGTTTGATAGGTCTGCCATGGTATGTAAAGCTTCTGGCCAAGAGCCGTTGTTTTGATGCTCTTCTAAGGTGCCAGCATGTATTTCAAGCCAGCGCATTAAACAAAACAGTCCAATCTGTTTCAATGCTTCGTCACCGTACTTTTCTTCCATTGTTTCAATGGTTTCCAAAAGCGTTGGTGGCACGCCAATGGTTGACGGACTATCGATGAATGGAGACAAGCCGTCTGCAATGGCAGAACGCTCGTTTCGCTTTACTGAAGCAGCTTGATTCAAGAAGTCGTTAACAGAAGAGAATTCCATGGCAAATAGTTGTTCGGCCTTAGCATGGCGAACAACGAGCCTTTTGTCAAGCCCTTCGTACATTCCTTAATCTTGCACCGTCACACTGACAATCGAGGAAAGCCAGACTTCTCTTCTTTTTCTTCTTCAACTACGAAGTTAATATCAATTGCTTTTGCTTGAGTTTCTTTTTCCTTCACGTCAGAAATGGTCTTAGCCAGGTCATCCAAGAAGCCTTTGTAGCTCTTTTTCTCTTCTGATGCAGGCTTGATGTCGTACAGACCTAGCACTTTTGCTTGCTGCTCTAAGCAGTTCTTTGCGACGGTGAGGAAGCCGCTTTCTCCTGCGCTTTCAGTTACTGATGTTGTTTCTCCACGATCTGACACAGTAGTCACTCGTTTGATTTTGCTAGACTCAAAGTTTGTCAATGCTTGTTCCTTTAGCTCAATGGCCTCTTGCAAGATACGAGCACGATGCACGTCTTGACTCTTAAGAATACTTTCACTCCATAGACTTCTATTCTGATGGCGATCTGCATTAACAGTTTCCTTGCTTAGCTTTAGCACCCTTGCAATTTGACTGTTGCTTAAGTTGGACGACAATAGCTCTTGCACCATGAATCGCCTTAAGCCAATTAGTTCCTTGTTATAAGGAATCTTCCCTTGACCCACTCCTACTTTGTCTCTAATTTTCTCCACTTGTTCTGGAGTGAGACCAGCTTCAACTAAGACGCGCAAGCCATGTCGTAGTTCTGCAGTGTGATCAGGGAAGGTGATTTCAGGAGAAGCCATTGCAAATAAACAGTTTTCTTTGCAGCCTATCCTAGCGGACGATCTCCTTTACCATGAAGACTTTTTGCAAATAGCATTGCAAAACGAGCCTGCTCTTGAGAGCTGATGCTGGTGATACTGCTTGAAATGATTCTATGCAATCTATCCAGCTCCATTCTTTCAGAAGAAGAAATAGGCGGCAATGGGGAAGAGGAATTCATTGTCGTAAAATTCTTTAACTACTTTAACAGTGAAAGAACTAAGATAAAAACAATGCCCATGATGCTGCTAATCCAGCCGATTCTTCGTTCATGAGCAATGATCTTTTCGTTGATTAAATGTTCGATTTCAAAGCGAGTCATCATGGCTTGATTATGGTTGCGTGAATACAAGGCTGATTCCTTTTTCGAACGATTCGTAGTCTCCTAAATCGTCCGCCAGTTGCTTCTCTTCTTTTAAGAGAGTTTCCATTTCAACTATACGATCACTGTATTGTTTTTGGTGTCTTTGTTGTAATCGTACATTGCCACATGCAGTTGTTTGTTTACCAATGCCAAGCTTCTCCATCTCTTTCATAATGGCACCCTTAATTAAAGATTCTTGATTCGCTAGTTCTTTTTGTTGATCTTTGACAATGCTTAAATTAGAAATCAGCTCTTCAATGGTTGTCACAGTTCCACTCCAGGACTAGGAGCAACACGAAAGTTGCCATCAATGAGCTGTTGAATTGCTTTCAAGCTAGAACGCCAGTGACGCTCTTTCTGCTGATCAAAGGCACCATACAAAATACGACTCTTAGGAAGTGGTCCTCGATCTGGAGTGCTAAATCCATGATGCTGTAGCACTGTAATAGAGGTGCCATTGTGCTCCAATGATGGAAGCACGTCAGGAGGTAACGGTGAAGAAGGCATTGCGTTGACTAAAGCTTCGTCACTTTACCATAGAAAGAGAAGAAGAGAGCGAAGGGAGGTTAAGGCATTGTTTGATTGACGCTCTGGGGAGCTACCCGCTCGAACAATGCCAGCGAAAGTGTCTTAACAGAACCTTTCGCCCCATTGAAGGCTCTGGCAAAAGCGCCGTAGGGCGAAGGTGCTAGAGCTGCTCGTTGACCGTACGGTTTCCCCAGGCGCGTAGATGCGCAAGGGTAAACCTGGAAATATTGTACAACTTGCCGCAAATGAAAAAGGACGATTTTTTGACTGGCACAATGGCTCAAAAGGTGGTGGTCGGGGTACGATGGGCAAGTTCCCAGCCAAAACCATGACTGACAAAACACTCTCCCCAGCCGCGCAGGCGGTACTGGATGCCGCTTTTCCTGTTTATGACGATGAACATTTGTACGTTGCTACCGGTGAACAACATGCAGGCATGATTGCCGCCGCCGCCCTTCGCGCCGCTGCCAACAGGGTTGAAGACTTGATTCCTGATCTTGGTAGCGCCAGGTTCAGTCAGGGAGTTGAAAGGTCGGCGGCCTTCCTTGAGTCCATCGCCACCGAACTGGAGAATAACAATGCCTGACACCTTGTCCCCCGCAGCGCAGGCGGTGCTGAACGCCTACATCCAAGGTCTTGCTACGAAGCGCCTTAGCCGCCTCGCCGCCGCCCTTCGCGCTGCTGCTGATCAGTTGAGCTATGGCCACGGTAGCTGGAAAGGGCCAAGCGCAATAATTAACGAGGATGAACTCCTCGCCATCGCCGCCGAGCTGGAGGGGCAGCCATTCAATCAAGCTGACTTCAACTATCAATGTTACGTTGAGGATTACAAATGACTGACACTTTTCGCAAGTTGTGCGCTGAGCTGGTTGACGACCTAGAACCATGGGTTGTGTACGGCGAAATAGAAGCGATTGAAAAGTCGCATGATCTGATTGCCCGCGCCCGCGCCGCGCTGGCCGCCGAGCCGGAGCCGCCAAAACGAAACTTTGTTGGTGGCTACCAGCCCCGTCCCAGCATTGGCACTCACAATCCACCGCCGAAAAATCCATGACCAGCCAACCCCCCATCAGCCCATCGTTTGAACTGAGGAATCAATGGCATTCAGAACGTCCATTCAAAAATCCGATACCTTCACGGGAGCGTGAAGACTACATGGTTGATCGTGCTGCTCAATGGGGGGCCGATCAGGAATTGGAGGCTTGCTGTGAATGGTTTCAAGAGGAGTATAAAACTGAGTCTTGGGTCACACATGACTTAAAACGCCTTCGCACCGCTCGCCGCCCTAAGTCCCCGAGCTTGAAGGAGCAAGCGCTTGCTGCTCTAAACGTGATTGAGGATAAGATGTTCGGACCAACAACTGAAGAAATACTAATCCGCTCCGCCCTGGAGGCACTTCCCAATGACTGAAACACTCCGAGAAAAACTCATCCGTTGTGGTTGGGTAACTCCTTTCAACGCAGACACTCTTGTGAAGCTTATTAACAAACACTGCGCCGATGTCATTCGTGATGCTGCTGATCAGGTGGTGCCGATTGACTATGTAGACATTCAAGGTTGTTGGTACGAAAAGAAAAATAGTGTTCGGGAACAATTTCTCGCTATCGCCGACGAGCTGGAAGCCCAGCCATGAGTAACATCCAACGCTACAAACTTGACGCTGCATTTGTAGTCCTGCACGAGTTTGATCATCTTGCCAAGCCAGATGATTTTATGGAAGTGTCTATATGGCACAATGGCGAGGGGTTTGACGCTCATGTGAGCAGCCATGCCGAACAGACCATCCGACTGTCGTGGGGAGAGTACAGAGCACTGAAGAAACTTATCAAGGAGCTAGATGGATGACTAACTACCGCTTTGACGCCCAAAATGCCCGCACAGCCGCCCTCGCCTGCTGGGGCACACCCGCCAACACTATTAACCAGAAGGAAATCATGTCAAGCAAGCTAATTGACACAGTCGCCCAAGCTCTTACTCTTGGCGGAGCAAAAGCTGATCTCTCTTACTGGCAGGAAGAGTCCAAGGCTGCAGTCATTGCCATTGCGGAGTTCCTGGAAAACCACTATGAAGACGATCCCGACGTGTTTATTTTTGATGTTTGTGAATGGATGAAAGAAGTCGCCCAGCACCGTAGTGAAGGAGACTTCGATGACTGACACCTATCGCGCCCTGGCCGCTGAGCCGGAACCGCCCGCCGATGGGGAGGTGGCGGAGCTGGTGGCCTGCCTGCACAGACTTGCAAGGGCGGACTGGCTTTCTGATGAGACGGCTGACATCCTCACCCGCGCCGCCGACCTTTTGGAGCAGTTTTCAAAAAGCACATCTATCTAACATTTTCTTACAATGACCGACCTTCCTTCTGCCGATTTCTTGAAGCAATATATTGAACTTGATCCAGGCTCCCCTAGTGGCATTCGTTGGCTTGCTAAATCAATCAATAAATCTAACTCTAATCCCGGAAAAGCGGCTGGATGTAAAAACAAACAAGGATACTTTAGGCTTGAGCTTTTAGGCAAGAGCTATCCCTGCCATCGACTGGTCTTAATTATGAACGGGGTCTTGCCGCAGCCGGGCTGCACTGAAGTTGATCATATTGACCGAGATCCATCAAATAACAGCCTTTCCAATCTGAGGTGGGTCAGTCGGAGCTTGAATAACAAAAACAAGATAGTATGCGGAGCCGTGCCATTCGTCTATGTGCATAAACGCCGTCAACGGTTTGTTGCTAGGTACAAGCATCCGACTGCATTAGTTTCCATACAAGTAGGATCTTACGGGGATCCCTACAAAGCGCACTGCGCAGCATTGGCTCACCGCCTACAAAATCATTGGATTGCATCATGAGTTACTTAGGCAAAGAAACATCTTCCCTGGAGCGCCTGGCCGAGTCAGAGCCGGTGGGGCCGAGCTACGAAGATCTGGATGAGTTTGCAATGTTCTGGTGGGGAGCAGATGCTGATGAGCGCACGGTCACTGATGTGATTGAAGGTGGAAGCATGTCCGCATTCGCCCGCGTTGTCCTCGCTCACTGGGGAAGCCAGTCATGAACGAACAGCAAGAACCATCGCCACCAAGCAGCCAGCAGTTCAAAGTTATAAAACTAGCTCCCAACGGCCCCGCTCCTGGGCAGTCTGTCAACGCATGGCTCTATGGTAAAGACCAGCACCATCGACGACAAATTGGAAAAGCTCAATGGAAAAGGCTCCCTTAAGGAGCCTCAATCAATCTACTGGGAATGAAGTCTAGGCTTGGTCTGGCAATTGCCAGAAAGGCTTGGGCTTCTTTTTTTGTTTCCCATGGAAAGGAAAGAAAAATAATGCTGCCATCCTTTTCCTCCCTTGCGATAGCCCAACCTCCATCGCATGAAGAAATAATAAGATCATTATCAACCATGAAACAAGCTTAACGGCCAAAGCCATATGCAGGTTTTGGACTTTCCGCTTGACTGTCATCATTGTCTTCTTCCTTCAAGAGTGGTGGTGATGCCGCCGGGGCTTCAAGAACAGCAGGAGTCTTAAAACCCTTGTCCCAAATGATTGCCATGGTCTTAGATCATTTCTTCTAGCTTAAAAGAATTCATCGTCACTATTGGCTTCTGCAATGGGGAAATCTTCAATTTCCCTTGGCACGTACTCCCAAGAATGGTAAAGCCTCACTTTTTCATTGTTAGGGCCATTCTGAAAGCTGCTAGTGATCAAGCCTTGTCTTCTCGCCACTTCTAGCATCTTGCTCGCTGACGCCACATCCCAGTTACTGGACAGTGCAGCCACCTGCTGCCTACTGAGACGTTCAGTTTTGCGCATGTTCACAGTATTCACCACTTGATCAAGCTCTTCAGAACTGCCACCAATGGGGCCAGCATATCTCCAACCATAGTTCAAAGTATCACGCTGCAAATTATGCTTACCAGTTAGGCCGCTTCTGCTCTTCAGCCACTCAAAAACAAATTGATTTGGGTCGTGACTGTTCTCTGGGCGAGTGAGCTTAACCACTTCACTGACGTTATCAACGAAGCTGGTTGAATCTCTCAATCCTCCACTTTTATTTAAGTGGTGCAGAATGGCAATACTTACTTTGTACTTATTAGCAATGTCTCTTAGCCCATAGATTACATCGCCAGCATTGCTTCGTACCAAGTCCACTTCCATGCCTGCCAAGCAAGCCGTCAACGAGTCAATGGCTACGAACACTGGACGATGCTTCCTGACATACTCCTCCAGTTGCTTCATGTGGCCGAACCTCCAGTTCTCCCAGAATGCAATGGTGCCAGGCTCCAGGCCAGCATCTTGAAAACCAATCACGCCAAGCTTCTCGCTGGTATCCACCAATGGTTCATCACTTTGAATGATGAGGCTTTTGCCTTTCATACAGCGTCTGCCACTCCATGATTGACCAAGAGCAATGTTCAGCGCCCAGTTGTAAATCAATGTGCTGTTATGGGTGACGATAAAATCATTCGTGACATACGTGTGAGACGGATGGTCAACCATGATGCACTGAGCATCGTCGTCTCCAAGATATTCAACAGAGTCGATCATCCGAGAAGGTTGATATCTAGTGCGGGCGATTTCCTTCTCCGCTTTTGCGTCCATCCAGAAACTCTTGAAACCATTGGGTATTGAAATAAACACACGATAACTGTCGCGTCCTGTCTTGCGTTCGCCTTTGTATTCAAACCACGGCTTACGAACAGACCTGCTGCACTTGCCGCCTAGGGATTGAACAATAAAAACCACTGCGTCTGCTAGGTCTTTCGATGACGAGTCAAACGTAGTTGAATGTCCATCCGTGGTTCCATCAGTATCCATGAGGCCATGCAGGAGGTCTAGTCTCTGCTGAACAGATGCAAATAAATACTCCTCTGGCACAAACTTCTCCCATGACCTGCAGCCCCAAAGGCCCATCCCCCTGAGAATATTGCGCATACCATTGCGTGATCCGTTCTCAGTGATCGAATAAGTTTTGCAGCTAATGCGATCTTCTTTCATAGACAGAGAGTGCTTCTCTTTCAAGCGTGCCCAGAACTTGTCGGCAATTTCGTCATCCGAAATAGTGATATCAAAGTTACCAGCAAGACACCCGTCCCCAAGTAGCACGCCGAGAACGTATGGATCAATTGGCAACTCTTGCTTCTCAAATTGGACAGGTCCAACCATGGGAATGGAATGGTTCCTATCTTTGCGTCCATTGCCCTTGTGCAAGTGCAGAGTTTCGCGGATTTCCTTCAGCGAACGCACTGTCCAATCCTTTTTGCGATCACGTTGGTTTTGATTTTTGGTAAGCCACAGGTGCTCATCACAGCAATGGGTGGTAGCGCCATCGCTCATTTTCACCTGAAAAATTGGTTTTTTACCTTGGGGAAATACTCCAGTGACTGTGGTCACAGAACCGTCACCAGCGATTACCTTGTCACCAACGCAAAGCTCGCCCATGAACTTCCAGCCAGTAGGAGTAAGAACTTTCGCCCATAAAGGCTGCGCCTTACCAGTTCCTCCTGATGCTGCCAATAGCATCACGCTGCCCAGTGGAATGATTCCTGCAATCAGCCATTCCCTGCATTGCTCTGAGTTGGCGATGGTCAAAGCATCAATGGTTTCAATTTCTTCTTTACCATAAATGCGATGCTTCGCTTCTTCAACCACCCGGTCAATTGACTGCTGGTTCATCTTCAAGCCATGCTGCTCTAGCCATGCAGTAGTCTCAAAGGCCACGCGAGAATCATTGGCATACAGACCAACAAAGCCTTCAACTGTGGAGATGATCTCCTCATAGGAGGGCTTACCATCTCGCCCTTGATGACGATTCTTGCCAATGGAAGCAAGTAAATCGTCTTTAGTGGCGCCTTCTTCAATGTAATCTGCTATGTCATAACCATTGCCAGGAGGAAGATTGTCCCATTCCCAACTGCGTGGATCAGCATATAGCCATTGTGCGCCTGGATTATCAGAAGCAACTTCTGCCATGAATGCCACGCCATGCTGATCACGATCAGGGCAAAGAACAGTTTGAATGTTTCTGAATAAGTTGGAATAGTCTCCATTGGTGCGATACTGCTTGCTTCCCCCAAGGAAAGTAACAGCAGGGAGATCAATGGCCCACATCGACTGACAGGTTAGTTCCCCTTCAACAATGAACACTGGCAGGCCAGTTTTTGCGCTTTCAGCAATAGCTTCGTGATACTTGTAAGGCAGTACGCCTGCTCTAACTTCCTGTAACTGTGCCTTGTGATTGGCATTATCAGCAATGGTGGGAAATTCCTGCCAGATTTTCTTGCTGCCCGAGTGGTCGTCACGATGCACCCGCACCACTTCGCTGCCAGCGGCGTTCTTGTAGTTGAACTCATACCTTCCAGGCTCCCTGGAGGGCTTCTCCCATCGCATCAATGGGGCCAAGGCGTCTCTGATTTCGGCTCTGTGATCAGGGCTGGGGTCATGCCAACAGTTGTAGCCACCAGTGTTTTTGTTGATAGTAAAGTCATTACCATCGCAGGCAGGGCAGATATACTTTCCATCCTTACTGGGCTCTAGAGCCTCCAAATGATCTAAAATCGAAAACGTCACGGGAAGTCCAAGAAGAGCACAGCCATCATGCCAGTTGATGGGGCACGCCGCACTGACAATGAAACATTAGAAATGCTTATGGCCTCAATGGTTGCAAAGGGGGTCTCAGGGGCTATTGTGGCCACGAACCTTGCAGTTTCACATGCCCAAAAGCCTTTACGCAGGGGGGAAGTTCCGTCGTCATTTCACCCTCTCGAACCAAGCCTCAAACCATTTGGACTCCATCGCGCATTCCGCCTTGCTATCGCGTTCTGAAACACTAGAGCGTCTCATTCGTGCCACTTCGTCTTGGGAAGGTGGTGCTATGTTCAACGATCAATCTTGGCCCTTTGTCACTGACTACACCGATGAAGCTCTCTGAACTAATCGCTATTTGCACAGCTTCTCTGACTGAGCACGGCGACATGCCAGTGATCTTGGCTCGTGAGGGCTCAATCCTTGAGGAAGGTTTTGAAAACAGTTTTATTGACGGCATCACCGACATTCGACTTACGCATGATTGGCCATTGCCCGGTAAAAGCCTAATGGTGGCCGAGCCCATAAAGTCGCAACTGTTGATTCTGTATGATTCTCTTTGCACTCTAGACAGCTCAATCCCTGAATGATTTATTTACGCTATAGCCCTTCTGATTTTTTAACAATGAACGAACTCACGCAAACGATGATGGCCGAACGCTCCATGGGTCAGTTCCAGCCTTTAGAAGTGGCGGCTGACGCCTTCAAGGCCGCTTACGAGCTTGCCATTGGCGAGCATGTGGAGAAGAACTATAAGGGGCTCTCCTACCTCTCCTGGCCCTTTGCCTTTCGCTATTTGAAGGAGCACTTCCCCTCCTTCTACGTGTCGTTTGAGGAGGCGACCATTGGCTGGCCGGTGTTTGGGCAAACTGGCTGCTGGCTGCTGCGCCCTTATTTGACGGACGGCTGCCGTCGCACTCCAGCACTTGTGTTTCCGCTCATGGACAACAAGCACGGATCCCTGCAAGAGCTGAATGCACGATCAGTCAGTGACAACATTCAACGTGCAAGCGTTAAGTGCATTGCCACCTTCACTGGCCTTGGCCTAAAACTGTACACTGGAGAAGACATCCCCAAGAGTGACGAGGAAGTCTCAAAGCCTGCCGCAAAAGCAAGCACGAAAGCAGCGCCTGCAAAGAATGATCCTCCTGTCAAAACAGAGGAACCTGCCGCCAGCAGCGAGTTCGATGGTAAAAGCGCATTGCTTTCCTTCTGCAAAGCCAATCCACTCGGCTACGCAGACGAACGCACCAGCATGATGGCAGGCAAGGCAGCGTTGCAAAACATTGGCCTTTCCAAAGGCGACGACATCAAAGATCGTGCCATGTTCGCCAACGTCGTCACTACTGCTGTCACTTCTTGGACCAAAGAACAAGGAGTGAAGATTAGCAAAGAAACGATGGGGGAAGAAGTTGACAAGCTTCGTGCCATTTGTGCGGAAGGCACCATCGAACAGGCTATTAAAGGAGTAGAACTGTTTATTGTGGGAAAGCAATAGACATAGCAGCGGCCCGCTTCGCGCGGGCCTTTGCTGGCACAGTCGTCCTTCTTGAAGAAGATTAACCTTTTTATTTTCCCATGGAACTTTTAGTTTTTTCTTGTCTTGCAATCATTGCTTGCTTAGCAGCCGCTAAGTTCATCTATTTTTTCGCAGGTATTGACTCATGACTGGCTGGCAATTTCCGTCTAAAAAAGAATGGGAAGAAGCTTGGAATAGCGCCCATGTGGTGTATGCCGAGAGTGCCGACCCTGACCAATCAGGCTTATGCATGGCGCTGCTATGGCACGCTCGTGCGGCATGTCAGAGGAAGAATGAACAAAGCTGAAATCAGGAAACTGATTAAGAAGCTTGACAACGCCGCTGTTTGTTGCCATGAATGTGGCAGCAAATGGGGCGTTTATAGCGTGGGGTGTTCCTCCACTTGGAACGGCACTTGCCGTGTGTGCGACCAAGAGACACGCATCACTGAATCAAGAGACTACGGCTATTTCTTTACTGGCATCCGCAAGTTAAAGCTTCAGCTAAAAGACTCCACTGTCGAACCGTCTTGATCTTTGCTTGATTTGCATTATGTCTGCTGTCTATTACAAGCCCAACCGAATTAGCCTCAATGGCAAAAGGCACTATCAATGTGAAGGCTTTCCTAATGTGCCAGAGGGAATGCTGCTGCCGTCTGTGACCACTGTGTTGTCGTCAATGGCACCAGTAGGCAAGATCATGGCGCTAATCAATTGGCGTAAACGAGTGGGGGCTGAAGAAGCAAATCGTCGCACCAGGCTCGCAGCGAACCGTGGTACATGGTTGCATGGTGTGGTAGAGGACTGGTTCAATGGAGAAGACATTGAAAACCATCTAGAAAAAGCTCCAGACTGGAAACCGTATTTCACCATTGCCCAGCCCTTTCTTGACACTATTGACGAACCATTGTTAGTTGAAAGTGCCGTTTCATGGTGGAACGAAGAAGACTGGATTGGCTATAGCGGCACCTTGGATATGGTGGCCAAAATGAAAGACGGCTCTACTGTATTGGTCGATTGGAAAACCAGCTATAAAGAAAAGCCTGATTATCAGCTCGCAGACTACAAGCGTCAATTAGGGGCATATTCAATGGCAGCAGAACAAATGTATTCCTTCCCCATTGATGAAGCTTGGTGCGTGATCGCCTGCTACGACCCAGAAAACAAGGACGTTGAGCCCTCCCTCCAACTGGTGCATCTCGATGGCTTTGAACTGGTGAGCCAGCAGCGCATCATGCACGATACTGTTAAGAGATATTTCAAGGAGCATCACCCAGGGGGCAGGGCATTTGCGCTTACGGCCGACAGGGGGTAAGATAAGCGAGCCCTGAACAGGGGCAAACCATCACTCCTCAGGAGAAACACCATGGCCAACAGGCCCCCACTGACTGCCGCGATCGACCTCACGCCTGAGCTGCTGAATGCTCTGAAGGCTGCAGGCCCCAACGATCGTGGCAACTACTGCCTGGACCTTGCCGTCTGGGAAAACACCAAAGGCACCTCTGATCGCGCTCCTCAGTTTACTGGGAGCATCAAAGTGAAAGGCACGAAAGACGGCCCCAAAGGCTTTGCTTCCGTTTGGGACAATCGCGCCAGCTCTGATTCCGACCTGTTCTGAGCCATGCTTCTCAACGACCAGCAAATCAGCAAACTCGCCGAGCTTGACATTTTTGTTCCGTACGTTGGCGAAAAGCGACGCGCTCTAGACGATGGGACCAAGGCCATTTCTTATGGTCTTTCCCAAGCCGGCTATGACATTCGCTTGAGCCCTGAGCAGTTCTTGGTGTTTGATGGTGAATCAAACAACAACTTTGGTTCCGTACTGGACCCAAAGGATGCAAAGCGATTCGTTCCTTACGAAGCACAACTGTGCGTCAATGAGAATGGTTCATTCTTTGAACTGCCTCCTTATAGCTTTGGACTTGGGGTGAGCCTAGAGCTGATCTCCATGCCTCCTAGCATCATGGGGCTTTGCTCAGGCAAGAGCACTTACGCTCGTTGCGGAGTGATCATCAACGTCACTCCCATTGAACCTGGCTGGGCTGGCCACTTGACCATGCACGTTGCCAATGCAACGGCCTTTACGGCCCGCATCTACGCCAATGAGGGCATCGTGCAAGTGATGCTTGTTCAGCTCTTTGGCAACGTAAAGCAGCCCTACTCCGGTCACTACCAATACCAAGGCGCTACAGTGCAACTAGCTGCAGTCTGACATTGAGCGCTCTTGAAGATCAGTTCCTCGGCATCTGGCAAGCCAACCATCCTCAGTTCATTTTTGAACGAGAATTTTCTGCCATTGACGCCTGGGAAGCGGACTATCAAGAGCGCTTTTCAAAAAGCAAACGGTCTAAGCGCTATAGGCTAGATTTTGCCCACCCCAACTCTTGCACTGGTGTTGAGATTCAAGGTGGTGTATACAATCGTGGCCGTCATGTTACTGGCTCAGGTTATGAAAGAGATTGCCGTAAATACAATCTTGCTTATACAAGCAAGTGGACAATCTTTCTCCTCACTTCTGCCATGGCCAAAGACCTTTTCTGGCATTCGCTGATCGCTGCACATATTCGCACTGTTTCTGCATAGCATCAAGCATTAGTGAGGCTTGATTCATGATTTCTTCTGCAGCTTGCAAATCAAGGTCACGCTTGTCTAAAGCTTGCCGCAGTTGGATGTTTTCCAGCATCAAGCTTTGAAACGCTGTTTGCATTGCACTCCAGCCTTCCAGAAGATTCTTTGCTACAGGCTTTAACTGCGTCAAGCTGCTGCATTCATCAATGGCACGATGATTTACTGTAAGAGCAAACTCACGCTCTGCTGAATGTTGAAATGGTCCCATAGCGGCAGAATACTTTCGCCCATTGTAATCAAAATTCACTGGCAGACAGTATTGACTCATAGCAAATAATGGTTTGTCTTTGTCTACGCTATCACTAAAGCTGGCCATGCAAGCCTTTCTATGGCTGGCACCAATGCCGCAAAAGCCGGAACAATAACTTCGGTTTCCTGCCGTGCTACGGTAGCAGCGCCGGTTTTCTTCCTTTGATGACCTTCCCATGCCTTGACCCCCTCCAAGACGGCAAAAGCCGAGTGATGCTTTTGGATTCAATGGGAAACAGTCTTTCCATTGTCAATGATGCTCGTCAAAGCTTTGGCGCACAGTCAGAGCAATGGACAGAAAAAGATGGCAAGCTTCTTGCTTATTTAGCCAGGGAGCACCATACAAGCCCATTCCGTGGTGTCGTTTTTAAGTGGCAGATTAACGCTCCTCTCTTCATTGCTCGTCAATGGTGGAAGCATACAGTGGCATCCACTTTTGTTGATGATCAACTGGGTTGGAATGAAAAGAGTTTTCGCTATTGTTCAGCAGAGGACGCTGAGTTCTACACTCCTCGTAAGTTCGCCAAGCAAAGCACCAGTAACCGTCAAGCCTCCGAGGGGCTCTTAGCAGGCAACGATGAGGCATTGGCTCAACAGCTCTACGCACATGCCTTACAGGGCTGTGTGCAAGCGTATGAGGGGCTTCTGCTGGCAGGCGTGAGCAAAGAGCAGGCAAGGGCCATTCTTCCTGCTGCGCTATTCACTTCCTTCACTTGGACTTGCTCATTGCAAGCTTTGTTCCATTTCATCTCCCTTAGGAGAGGCCATGGAGCACAAGGGGAAATCATAGCATATGCCAATGCTTTGCTTGAACTAGGCAAAGAAGTGGCCCCAGAAGCCTTTGATGCTTTCGCTCAAAACAACTATCAATTCTGATCATGCACGACCCTGTTAATTCTCCGTTTCACTATGCTTCTGGCTCTATTGAATGCATTGATGCCATTGAGGCTTCCATGAGCCGTGAAGCCTTCAAAGGCTTCCTAAAAGGTAACATTATAAAGTATATTTGGCGCTATGAAGATAAAGGAGGCGTAGAATCTCTCAGGAAAGCAGAATGGTACTCGGCACGTTTAATCACCGTGCGAGAAGAAGAAGAAAAACTGCGCGATAACATTGCGAAAGCCAGCAAAGAAGTAGCCGACAACATGGTCTCCTACGATCCTGACGCTTACATGGTTAGCGGCTGCGCCAGCACCAGGCAGGGGCCCTCCGAGAGCTTCTTCAGCTTAGTGCGCCCCTAAGCAGCGCACCACTCCCCCATCATCTCAACAGGGTCGTTATCGGCCCTTTTTTCATGCACTGGCTTAGTGTAAGTGGCCTCGCACCATGCTTCCCAATCCGCCAAGTCAGTGTGGGCACTAACAAAACTATGGGAATGAATCCAGCTCATCAGCACGTCTTCACGATGCTGGCTCCACGTCTGCTGAGGGCGCCACCATTCAAACAATGGCAGATTGCTCTTGGAAGCATTGCAATCTAGGCATGATGGACCACTGTTCCATTTCGCAAAGTGAGGGCCGCCTTTGCTCTTGGGAACAATGTGATCAAGCGTTAGCTTTTCGTTCCATTTGCCACAGTACGCGCAGGCACAATGTCCAAATGGTCCACGGAGAGGATAGTCTTCAAAAATGCTTTTCCTGAATTGTCTCTTGGCTTCACTTGGTCGAAGCTCAGCCAGTGAATGAAGAAGCTCGTCGGGTCCATTCCTCGCTCCCATAGCAGCATCGACTGTCCTGCCTTTAGCTTAAACGCAAAACACGAGGAGGGGAGCAATGTTTAGAATGAATGAAATGATATTTGACTGATGAACGCTTGGCAGGCAAAGCTCACGGATTTTGCTGTGGTCTTGACTGCAGGGATGCTTCTGGCTACTGGTGGGATGATGATGAGCATTGGCCATCAGCAAGTAAAAATTGCCACTCAAATTGAAAATATTATCGAGAAGCTTGATTCATTAACAGAGAACATGAAACAGTTAGAAGAACGTGTACGATTCTTGGAGATAAAACGCTAGCATTTGAGAAACGCTTGTATTGTCATGGGCACTGTTGAATGGTTTGTTATTGGCGGCATTGTCATCGGCGCCATTGATCAAATTCTGGATCATTCCCCCTGGAAAAGCAACAACGTTCTTCAGCTAGTAGTTGAAGGCTTAAAAACTGTTTTTCGGACCAAGTGACTTTAGTGGTCAACAATGATTGGCAAGGCGTGTGCTCTTATGCTCGTAGCGTAGGGGCACGTTTTCCTGAGCTTGTGGCATCACAATGGGCGCTGGAAAGCAACTTTGGCAAGCACCTATCAGGCAAATGGAATCCATTCGGCTTGAAAGGTTCTGGCACTGTGAAATCCACGCAAGAGTTTTACGATGGCCAATGGGTGACGATTAAAGATGGCTTCATTGATTTTCCTAGCCTTGCTGCAGCCATCGACTATTTAGTCAGCCATTGGTACAAAGATTGGCAAAGGTATAAAGGAGTCAATGGCGCACCGAACCGCTATGCTGCAGCTCGTATGTTGAAGGATCAAGGCTATGCCACTGATCCCGACTACCCCAACAAGCTTTCACGCTTGATGAAACAATACGCTCCTGAGCCTTCTGCTATGACCCTCATTGGCCCCAAGAAACGCCCGCAAGACTTTGGCTTCAAGGCAGGCGACAGTCATTTGATTGTGAATGACGCCATGGAAACCATGAAAGCCTTTTCTTTTGAAGGAAAGCTTCTATGGGAAATCCCTTGCCTTGCTCGTGGTCAATATAGTGATTATGAGTGGAAACTAAACAAGTCTGATACTCCCCCTGGCTTGTACAAACTGGGCCAATTGTATAACGATTATGCGCTTCATGGTGATAAGGCCCCCTACGATCGCACTTTGATGGCTTACGGCTGGGCTTTTTACGACATGATCGACCTAGAAGGTCAGGAGACTGGCATAGGACGGGCTGGAGTGGGCCTTCATGGTGGAGGAAGCGCACTGGGCTGGCCTGGAGCATGGGCGCCTAAGCAGGCCCTCGTAGCCACCTACGGCTGCTGCAGGATTCACAACTCAGCACTCATCGAGAAAGTGCTGCCTCTCTACAGGAAAGGCGCGGTTTTTCTTTCAGTGTTTCAAGAAGGTTAACAGCGAGCAGTGCCATGAACTGGGAACAATGGTTTATGGCACTTTGTTACGAACTGGCCATATTCCTCATCAGCAAACGACCCAAGCTTGCTTTTGCCCCATGGATGAAGCTTCTGCTGCTGCATTGCAAGCCATTCTGGGCGGAGTCCAAAACAGAAGCCACCTTGAAAGAAGTGGACAGGCAAGCTGAAAAAATAGTAGAACAATGGAAGCAAAATGATAGGGAAGTTGCAGCAAACAATCTTGCTGCAGAAGCTCAGCTTTTATTCCCAAAAGCAACCATCACTCCACTTCCTAATGCACCAGTGCCTTCTGTTTTGATCGAGCATGAAGCAGACCAGAATGCAAGCGAAAGCGTCAAGGCCCTTGGTGGTGCCATGCAAATATCACGCACACTGACTGACTTATGATAAAGGCAAATACATCACTTCCATGGAACTCATTATTGGCTTTTTAATGTTTTTCGTGGGAGCTGGCATGACTAGCTGGATGTACTATCGTTGCGTCCATCCATATCATCCGTCTTGTAGGATTTCTTCTCAGTTTCAAGTCCACAATAAATGAGATTGTGCAGGCGCATGTAATGAGGCAGGCCGTCACAATAGTCAATGCCAAACACGTCGTACATTGCCCAGCGATAGGAACCACCATCGCTAATTTCAGAGCGATACATTAGTTTCATTACTTGCCGGAAGCAGCGAGCCCTTTCTTCTTGGTCCAAGCTATCCCACCATGCCTGGTCTTCTGTTTCAGTGATGTCCATGATCTGCTGGAACGCTTGCCGCAGAGGATTGGCACTAAACGCTGCTGCTTGTTCCATTGAGACCTTTCAATGGAAGAATCATAATGGCTGCAAGGGACAAAATGCAGGCTAGACCAGTTCGTTCCAGCCGATTAAGCCAGTTGCGTCTTCAGCGCTGCTACATCGAATGGTAAGGGCCAGTACTTCGCTGTTCCCATTGATGTCTTGACCAAGGGCCAGTGCCAAGCTCCCTTCAGGAGTGAACTCAATAGAGCCACGAGACGCCACCAGGCCAGCCCCTACGACTGTTCCGCCGCTAAAAGTGCCATAGCTCATGGTTTCAACATTACCCCTGCCATTGGTCGAGGGGAGCCACGTGCCACTGATCGTAGGATTCAAGCGTAGCTGCCATTGTGCCACCGTATTAGAAGCCGGGTTTCCTCCTACGCTCACATCCACTTGAGCAGGAATAATCACATTGTCTGTGCGCCCACTGGCCATACGAATGGCAGAGACCATGGTCTCGCTGGAAATGCTTGTAAAGCCACTAACTCCTCTTCCTGCCACATAGATGGGACCAGCGGGCTGGTAACCTCCTTCACTGGCAACATTAGTGCAAATCTGCTTAAAGCTAGCAGGGGATGCAATGGTGGAAGAGTTGGCAATTCTGTACGATACTGGCAAGATTGCTGATGTCATATAGACACTGTCGATATTATTGGCATGATTAAATTCATGGCAATACTTTATTTCTCCATCAATCACAAACCCCACTCTCACTCGTCCCACTCCCAGCCATTCCAAATCTGTAGCAAAAATGTTTGCCTTGGTAAAGTCAAAGTCAGAAAAAGTGTCAAGGTTCCATTCGCTTTGAACTGCCACCACTTCCTGCACAGCGCCAGAAACAAAACTACGTACGGCAAACTCAATCACGCTGCCATTAGCCCTTAAGATGATGCCATTTTTATCATCAAAATAACCCACCTCCTGGATTAAGCCAGCAATGGGAGTATTGCCAACAAAGCTAGCCAAAATGGACAAGCTTTTTCCTGGCTGATAAGGAAACCTGCGCCGGCTCCTGCGCAATGCACTGTCGCCTGATGCAGTGGTAGTAGTTAAAGCAAGCGAGCTTTCATTGATTAAATAGCTCGTACTGCCACTGCCAACAGTTCTTTCGTCCCATAGGTCTGTGCGCTTGGTGTAGCGCAGCATAGAATCAAAGAGCGTAAATGGCTGACTAACTCGTTGCCGGCCGAAAGCATCCATGCTTCCGCTGTCTGGTCCTTTCTGGAGGATTTGACCACGATGATCAGCTTGAATGTAGGTTTCAAACTGCTCGTTGCCGGCAATAATTTGTCCCATTATCAGTCAATAGTCTTTTCTTGATTATAGCCATATGCGTCCTCGTATTCTTTGGCAAGCATCACAAAAGCATCAATGATGTTTTGCGGCCCATACCCACACCCCATTGCAAATTGAAAGAACTGCCTAGTCAGGCCCGTGGCATTTACTTCTTGGCATTGATGAATTATTTCTTGATAGCCAGCCGTATCGCTAGTTGTATCGCCAGAAAAACGATGGGAAAAAGAATAGGAATCAACAAAGGCGGTCATGGTAGACAAAGAAAAAGGCCAGCCCGCAGGCTAGCCGAGAAGGACCATGGCGTCAAGCCTAGCTTTTTCCTTGTCCACGCAAAAGTTTGCGCCCATGACTTGGCTTGCTTCTTTTACCTTGCCCTTGCAAGGTCAATTTCGGGGCGCCAGGCTTGTGCTCTCGCTTAAGGGCAGCGTTTCCACCTTTTGATTTAACGGCCATGAAAGAAAATGGGAGATGAGCGGAATCAGTGTAGCCTGTCCACGCCACTCTTGCGACATGGACAGGCTTTAGTTAAGAGAACGCTCTGTTCAGAGCTTGCCAGCAGCAATTGCGTCAGTCAAGGGCTTAAGGTTTTCGGTGGTCCAATAGTCCTTAGCGACCATAATTTCAAGATGCTCAACATTACGGCTGATGCAATCTTGCTCCTCTTCAGTGAGAGAAGGCTTGGCCAGAAGGTTATTGATCAAATTCACGCTATCCATCGAAGCGGAATACTGACGGGCTGGATCGACGACTGAAGTAAACATTGGTTTAATTGATTGGTGGTTTAAGCGCCCTTGAGGGCAGTGATTTCGTCCTGTAGTCCTTCAACCATTCCTGCAAGCTCTTGCACTGCATTGACAAGAACAGGCAGTAATGTACTATAACCGGCTTCAAGCCGATCGGGATTCTCTTGGCTCACAAGGTTTGGAATGACAATGCCAGTTTCTTCTTGCACGGCAAGAAGCTCCTGCGCAATGAAGCCTGCGTCTTCGATGTCCACTTTGCCTCCATCGCGAGCGTCCCAAGTGAAGGATACTGGACGAAGTTTGGAGACGAAATCAAGGCCAGCACGAAGATTGGTGATTTCTTTTTTGTCTCGGACATCAGACAATGAAGTGATGGTCGTCACTTGACAGCGTAGCGTAGCAATGCCGCTATTACCAAGAGTGATTACGTTGCTTGCCGTGACAGACGCGCCTTGTGAATTGTTTCCAATAAATGAGTTGTTTGCGCCTGTCGTATTAGTGCTGCCAGCACTGGTTCCAATGGCAGTATTACTAGTGCCACTTGTCGTAGCATAAAGAGAATAAATACCATGAGCAACGTTGTAGTTGCCAATGGTATTAGAAAAGAGAGCCTGGGTGCCGATGGCACTGTTTTCAATGCCAGTGGTATTGGAGCCAAGGGCCTGGAGTCCAGTCGCTACGTTGGAGCCGCCAGTGGTGTTGGCAGCAAGGGCTTGGTGACCAGTCGCTACGTTGTTGCTGGCAGTGGTGTTGGCAGCAAGGGCTTGGTGACCAGTCGCTACGTTGTTGCTGGCAGTGGTGTTGGCGGTAAGGGCTTGGTAGCCAGTTGCTACGTTGTTGAAGCCGGCAGTATTGGCTGCTAGAGCTAAAGCGCCAACCGCTATGTTTTGACCGCCAGTGGTATTGGCGAGAAGAGCTTGGTAACCAGTTGCTACGTTGGTGGTGCCAGTGGTATTGGCGGCAAGAGCCTGATAGCCAGTCGCTGTGTTAGCGCCACCAGTGGAATTAGCCGCTAAAGCAGAAAGTCCAATTGCTATATTTTGTCCTCCAGTGGTGTTGGCAGTAAGGGCTTGGTAGCCAGTCGCTACATTGTTGGCGCCAGTGGTATTGGCGGTCAAGGCTTGGTAGCCAGTTGCTACGTTGGCGGCGCCAGTGGTGTTGGCGGCAAGGGTTTGGTGGCCAGTTGCTACGTTGGCGCCGCCAGTGGTGTTGGCGGCAAGGGCTAAAGTGCCAGTTGCTATGTTTTGATTGCCAGTGGTGTTGGCGGCAAGGGTTTGGTGGCCAGTTGCTACGTTGCCGAAGCCAGTGGTGTTGGCGGCAAGAGCTGAAGCGCCAGTTGCTACGTTGTTAGCGCCAGTGGTGTTGGCGGCAAGAGCGCTGCGACCAACGGCAGTGTTGTTACTGGCAGTGGTATTAACGGCGAGGGCTCCAGCACCATAGGCAGTATTATCATTACCAGTGGTATTGGTGGCAAGGGCAGTGAGACCGTAAGCAGCATTCTGACTGCCTGTAGTGTTGGCGCTGAGGGCACTAAGGCCAACGGCAGTGTTGTTGCCGCCAGTGGTGTTAGCGGTGAGGGCGGCAGAACCGATGGCGGTGTTATTGCCGGCAGTAGTATTGGAAACAAGGGCGTTAGCGCCATTGGCAGTGTTGTTGGCGCCAGTGGTGTTGGCGGCGAGGGCGCTGCGGCCAACGGCAGTGTTGGCAGTGCCAGTGGTATTGGCGGCGAGGGCTCCGTTACCAACGGCAATATTGCTAACGATTGCTCCCGCACCACGCCCCACCGTAGCGCCATAAACAGTCAAGTCCCCCGTAGAAATTGTCACGGCTCCAGCAGCGCTAACCGTCATACGTGCGACGCCGCTAGTAGACACGCCCACGGAATTAGCCGAAGGCAAATAAATGCCATTAGCAGGAACAGTAGCGCTGCTAGGAATCAGCGCAGCAGCAGTGCTATTGCCAGTAGTAATAACATTTTGACTGCCAAAATCTGGGCTAATTTTAGTGCCAACAATAGCAGCGGCGCTATTAACATCTGCATTGACAATACTGTCATTAACAATGTTGACCGATGCCACGGTAACGGCACTAGGAAGTGCTCCGTTTGCAAGCTTAGACAGATCAATGGCGGCAGAAGCGTTAATATCAGCATTGACGATGACGCCAGTTGCAATGGACGTGGCATTCCCGACTGAAGTGATGTCGCCAGTTAAGTTGGCATTGGTGGTAACAGTGGATGCATTGCCGGCTAATGCAGCCGTGATTGTTCCAGCAGAAAAATTGCCACTTCCATCACGAGCAACAATCGCCGAAGCTGTATTAGCACTAGCAGCAGTAGTGGCACTATTGCTTACTTTTCCTGCTGTCGCAATAGTCGCAAGTTTTGCGTCAGTAATGGTTCCGTCAGCAACCATCGTGTTAGTGATGCTGCCAGTATCACCAGTGGTAACAACCGTACCAGTAACGTCAGGTAGCGTAATAATCTTATCCGACGCCACTGAAGCCGTGGCTCGCAAAGCAATATAGTTAGTGCCATTAGCCGTGGTTTCACGAAATTGCACTTGCTGCTGATTGTCCATCACCAGCGCACCCGTCATCACGTCGCCAGTGACATTGACAAACTCACCGTCTTGAGTGCGCCATGCCGTACCGTCCCAAACCTTGAAGACATAACGGCTACTAGCAGTATCAAGCCATTGCTCGCCTTTGCTATTGCCTGCCTGTCCGCCGCTTGCAGGACTTACGTTTGGTGCCGTAGCTCCAACGTGAACAGGGCCAACTTTTACTAAGTCGCCATTACTGTCTTTAACAAATAGCCCAGGACTAGCAAGATTAGAATTAACGGCAAGTTGCCCGTCAGCCATTCCACTAGGAACAGGACGCTTATTGGCAGTAGATGAACGCAGATGCTGGAGAGCCATTCCTTAACACCCAAAAATGGGCCGGAGATTATCCTCTTAGTCTAATAGCTGCCGTCGTTTATGGTTAACGTGCTAATGTTCCAAGTATTAACCCATGACGCATCATAATCAACGCTACTATTCTTAATCAACACTTGATTTACAGTGCCTCCAGAACTAGGAAAGCTAGATCCCATGGCTCCTTGCGTGCCAGGCACTGCAAGAACAATTTGCGTTTCTTCATTATTTGAAACGTTAATCTGGACTTCTGGCATTGGTCAGTTCCTGGAGTAAGTACGTTGTACGGTCGCTATGCCAGAAAGCCAATAGTAGCGTTCCCCTGGGCCGTTTGTTAAGCTTACATCATAATTGTAACGGCCAGCTTCAATCCCAGACGAAACGGCTGGAGGCATAGTCACTAAAAACTCTCCATTCACTGCATCAGTAATTGAACAGTTAAAAGTGGCAACTTGCACATCTTGGATGATGCCCCTAACATCAGCATCAACTGTATAGCCTGTTAAGTTGACTGGCTTTGCAGCATAAAATACGCCTTCCCCATTGCTTTGAATTTGAACGGCGGTACCGCCAGAAGTGGTGGCAACATAAAATGCATTATTCGTCAAACCACTACTAAGAACAAAATAAATTGAATTCAAGCTTAGCCCACAAGGCACTTTTACTCCCGATATGGTTACAACGCCTGTAGCACCACTGGCCGTAAGGTCTTCTGCTGTAAAGACAACTTTGGTTCCATTCGTCAGTCCATGGCATGGCGCCGTAAACAAAGCATAACCACCACTTACCGTAACACCACTCAATACTTGCCGTTGCTCAGTTGCCCGCAGCACTGCCTTCCACGTGGCATTTTGCAAAATAGTTGTATCGTATATGGCGGGATAAATCATCGCCTAATCACAACGCTTTCTTTTATTGTAGCTCAAGGTATCACACAAGGAGGCTTTCATAATACGCTTACAATGGCTCAAAAGCTTCCGTCATCAAGGTCAGAAAGAAGAGCTATGGTGCCGGTTAAGTTTGGCAATGTAATCGTACGGTCAATAGTTGGATCCACTACTGCCAGTGTGGTTTCAAAGCCATTGTCAGTGGCGCCTTCGAAGACCAAGGAACCATTATTTCCAATTTCTAGCACTCCTGAAATTGTTCCGCCAGTTCTTGGCAGAGCATTACTAGCTAAGTCATAAGCCGTTTTGACGGCAGTAGCAGAAGCAATGGTGGTGGAGCTAGTTGTGGAAGTAGAGTCGCTAACTTTGCTTTGTAAGCCAGAAGGTGTAACAGCACGAATACTATCAGTGCCAGACTGTGTTTCAGCGCCAGTGGCTAGTGCTAGAAGGCCAGCGTTTGCAGTGGTTCCTGAAGGAGTGAGATTGACAAATGAGCTGCCCGTGTAATAATGAATGCCATGAATGGTGGTACTATTATTCACCCATAGTTCACCCAAGCTATTTCCAGAACTTCCAGCCGGAGTCACATTGGGAGCTGCTGCGCCAACATGAACGGGCCCAACCTTGACGACTGCCCCATCGCTGGCCTTCAGGAACACCCCTGGCGTAGACGAGGCAGTGTTAAGCGCTAGTTGACCATCAGCCAAGCTGGCTTCACTGGGGCGCTTGCTGGTGATGGCAGAGCGAAGATGTCTAAGAGTGGCAGCCATGGCAATGAGTGGTGAGTAATAAAGGCGGCCTTAATTGCTGCATTCTAAATCTTAAACGTACTCACCTTCGTCTATTACTGCATTAGTAGAATTTAGTACGTGGTCGATATTGTCCCATCCAGTGTAATAAAAAGCTTTTGAGGTTTTGATTAGCACCTGTCCTTCGCTGCCGTAGGGAGGAACCTCCTTTCCTGCATATACAAAGCTTGACAATTGATAAGTCATTTATTAATTCTCTTTGTTTCTAGAACGATCCATCATCGACAACGCCAACGGTCATAATGCCAGTGCCTGATGCCACCAAAATTTGAGAGGATGCTCTCACGATGCCAGCAGTGGTTGCATTGGCAATTTGCACTTTTGCCCATACACTTTCATTGTAATCTTCTTGCGATGCAATACTAGGACTAGGCGGCACTAAAGACCCGCCTGCCACTAAGACATCTTCGTCGCTGACACCACCAACTGCACTGTAAAGATTGACCTTAGTCCAAGATGCGCCAGCGCCTTCTGATAGCACCCAGTTGCCAATGGCAAGGCTTTCCGTAGGGGCGGGAGCTGTACCAGTGCCTGCCGTTGTAACAACTAAATATACGCCGTTGTTGCTCGTATTGGGAGGAGACAGCGGCTGTCCAACAGTCAGCCCGGCTTCAATGCCATAAATATTGGTGCTTTCAACAACATTCCCCGATGCGCTATAAGTGCCACCAAAACGCAAGTTAATCTGCGTGGGACTGCCGTAGCCAAGGTTTAGCCAATAACCATTAGGAACGGGAGAGACTTCTCCCACCCAAATATAAGCAGCACGATCATTAGGGTTGATCCACCACTGTCCAGCAAATTCAGGAACTGGCGAGCTTTCGCTAACTTGCGCAATGCCATAATCAGCCAGTTGCGAAGCCGTTACGCTATTTTCAGCCAAGAAAGCGCTTGAGAATGATCCGCTAGTAATTTTGCTTGCATCTAGGCCAGGAATGTCTGCGGCCAGTAATGTGGGTTGAGCTGAGACGATGTGTCCTTGAGCGTCAATAGTAACAGCGCCTGCGTAAACGCCACCAATGGCAGTATTGCTGTGATTGAGCGTGCCAGTGCCATCAACCGCTAAGCCAGTGCCAGGAGCCACGGCGCCAATGTTTAGTGCAGTGGCAATGGGCAGATCAGTGGATTGCAGCGCCCTGAAAGCAGGAGCAGTTGCCACTCCAGACGATGGCCCAGCAAAAACAGTTGCAGCCGTTTGGTTTTCTAAAGTGGTCGTAACAACTGCTGAATAACTATCAGGATATGTAACATCAAAAGCGATGGGGGTGGAATCAACAAAGCTAATATCACTAATTGCCGCTTGACGTTCCCATGAATCACCATCCCATACATAAACGAACTTAGTAGTAGCGTCTAGATATAGTTGACCAACAAAGCTTCCGCTCCCGCTGGGTGCCCCTGCCGAAACAATAGAAGATGAATTGTCTGCGAGTTTGGTTGCAGTAACTGCATCGTCAGCAATCTTGGCAGAAGTAACAGCAAGTCCTGAAATAGCGGCAGAATTTACGCTTTCTGCTCCATAGTTAACTGCAGTCAGTGACCCACTGGCAACAGTAGCTCCAGATACTGCGCCAACATTAATGTCTCCAGCTTCAACAATTGCTTTCGTGGCAAGAGCGCCAAGTCCTAAAACTGTTCTAGCGTCTGCGCTGCTATTGCCGCTTGCAAGGAACCCTCTCGCATAAGCAGGCAATGGGGAAGTGTCATAAGTGTCCACTCCTGTTAAGTAGAGAATCTTGTCCGCAGAAGTGGTTAGACCAGCAATAGAAGCGAGTCCTGTATCGTACGCTTGTACGTCCGTGCCAATGGCAAGACCAAGGTTTGTGCGGGCATCACTAGCAGAAGACGCCCCTGTGCCCCCATCGACAACGGCCAGATCAATGATGTTCGAAATGGTGCCGCCTGAAATGACCACACTGCCTGCGTCCTGTGCAGCCAATGTCCCAAGTGCAGGAAGGCCAGTCAAGCTCTGGTAGGTGCCACTGGTGGCCACTGGAGCCAATCCCGCAACGCTGTTAGCAGTGATGGCTACGGCTATGCCAGACGCTGCAGTGACCAGTCCTTGGCCGTTTACAGTGAACTGAGCAACAGTGCTGGCATTTCCATAAGTGCCTGCGACAACACCAGTGCTGTCAAGAGCAGTGGCGCCAAGCTTGGTGGTCGAACTTTGGTTTAACTTTGCAAGATCAATGGAGCTGGAAGCAATACCAGCAATGCCAATGCTTAATAAATCACCAACGGCAATTTTCTTTGTATCACCAGCACTTAAATCGACAATAGGCAGTTCATCAAGTTGAGACAAGTCAACTGATAAGGCATCAAGCTCAGAAATGCGAACAGCCATCGTTAAGTAACCTCTTCGATTACGCCAAGCTCTTCTAGCGTTGACTCTTTCCCAATGCTAACATTATTTTCAGTTCTTAAATCAACAGGGCTATCTCCTGCTCGCAACTTAAATTCTCCGGCAGTCAAGAAATCAAAGCTACATTCTGCAATTTGATCGGCTTCTACTGTCATTGCCGATTTTGTAAAAATACCATTCACTTCATAAAACACGCCTTCATTTGTCAAATAACCTGGCGGCTGAGGCTTGCCGGGTTCCAATATGTAAAACTTTCCCTGGAAACGACTGCCCACTTCAATCTTTTGTATAAGCTGAGAAAGAGCCAGTGGAATCTCTTCGCCAATTACATTCTTAAAGCTAAACAGACAATCCAAAGTGCCACCACCACTAATGGCGCTTGAAGTAAAGTCCCTG